CTACGCTCGTCGGCGTTCGCGAGCACGCCAGCCATGCTCATAGCTCGCCTCCTCCCGTAGATGCGCCAGAACTCCCTCCAAAGCTTCCACGATCCTGATCTCGCGCTGCGCCTGCAAATCGATCAACTTAACAAAGTCCTCAGACCGTTGGGCAATGCAGGTCAGCGCTTGCACCGCCTCACGCATGAGAGCGATCTCTGAAAAGTTGGAGCCAAAAACGGTCTCCTGCTTCTCTTTCCTCTCGCTCGGCTGCTTATGATATCCCAAGAACACAGCCAACGAGGTCGCGATGAAAATCGCCGCATAGACGACAACCTGCATCAACCAGGGCAACTTCTCGACGGTAGTTGGATCAAATGGCTGCATCCGCAGTGCTCCGATCTACTTCGCCAGCATCCCGCCACGCCTCTTTTACATTGGTGATCTCAAGAACGAGCAGGCCGGGATAGACCAAAAGACCGAGGGTCGATATTTCAAGACTAAACATATCAATGGATATTGCAGTCCAAATATAACAGCTTACGAAGGCAAGCGATCCTCGCACATGCGGCGACCAATGACCGTACCAAGTTTGTGCGAAAGTCCCGTTTATGGCGAGAGCAAGCAGGCGCAGTAGCCCGATACTCAAACAGCCCCAAGCCCAGATCCGCTCCGCTATAAATCCTTCAAACATTCCGAGCCGCGACACCGCTGACGTCGGCAAACGCAAAGGTTCCAACGCCAGACCGATTCCAACCAATATAATCGCTAAAACCCATTCTGAGCGACGCATTGCAAAATGATCGCGAATACCACGTAATATACGTTGGCCGGCCATGGCAGCCTCCATCATGCATTAAGCCCGGAAGCGATCTCGAATACTGACAATAGTCGCGTAGGCTTTCTGCGCTGCTTCCAGGACACCGGCGGCATCGCTCGGCCGATGGGTACAAAGATCGTCGAGAAAGACAACGGCTTGAGCCTGCGCATCGACATAAGTCTGCGGAATACGCGGGCCTGCAAAAAGACGAACGAAAGCAAATGCTGCATCGGCAGTCTTGTAGCTAGCACACACCTTGTCCAGCGTCGCATTCGCTTTCGCTACTGCGATATCGGTCATCTGAATCGCCTCGGCGACACCGGCGGCCAAATTGCGATCGAGTGTTGGCCCTTGAGCACAACCTGCAAGCACTGCACCTATCCCAAAGAAAAGCGGAAGTGATTTCATTGGCTGACTACCTTGTTTGATGGCGAAGCCCGCGCAACGTCCGGTTCTGTCACTATCTTTTTGACGTCCGGATTAGCTGCAACTGCCGCGATCTGAGCCCCTGGACTAGACTTCCGCCACACCCACCAAACAGCGACCAAAGGCGGGATCAAGCCAGCGAGTGCGGTCAGTTGTTCGTTGGTGAGCCAACCGCGCGCGACTGCAAACCCGCCGGAGAAACTCAATAGCTGTCGCAAAACAGCCAGGATCTGATCCTGCGTCATCTTTCACCTGCTTTGGCTGCCGGAAGCCGCCGGCGCGGTTCGTCAAAGAAGAGCGGCCACGACCTTGCGCAGCCCGTCGCCGCAGGCTTTCGCGCCGATGATCGAAGGATCGAAGGCGAGGCGTGCAATGTCCCACTTGCCCCGTTGCTTGATGCCGAGATTTATCTGGACTTCAGCATGCGAAAGTACGGTTTGCGGCGTGACCGCGATTCCATAGCGCCAGCACAGATCCGCGACGACGCGGGGAAGCGTATCCCATTGGGTGCGTGTCATTGGCGCGGTGCCGGCCTTGAACGGGCTCTCGATGGCGCCAGCCATGCAGCAGAGCGAAACACCGATCGATCCGGTATTGCAGTTGAGCGTGTGCGCCGCGTAGCTGGCCTTGGCGCCCCGAGCGTCATTCAGCGCGATCGACGGCTTGCCGCGCACTAATTGGCCATCGTCTTCGATCAGGACGTGATAGTGCGACTTGTCGAGAGCCGACGCCTTATGCGCCCCAGCGGTCCAATGGACGATGACACGCTTCATGATGGCATCGGGCATCCATGCGGCCGGCACTGCCCGCACCGACGGGACAGGCACTGACGGCTCGACATAGCTTTGCAAGGCAGCCTGAGTCATCGAGCCGGCGATGCCGTCGACCAGCAACGCATGCGCCTTCTGAAACGCCTTGACGGCCGCCCGCGTCCTGGGGCCAAGCTTCCCGTCAATCGGGCCAGGATTAAAACCGGCGTGCATGAGCGCCCGCTGAATCACTTCAACGTTCATGATGTGTCGCTTCGATTTACGGATGAGAAACTGTGCTAATCGGAACCGCTTTCCGGCGCCGGAGCCGCCGGCTAGCATTCGAATGCCAATGAAGATGGCGTGTAGGGCCGCCGCTCTAGATCCCCCGAAACCTTAAGCGGCGGCCCTTTTCCCTCAGATACCCAGCGCTTCGGTTTCGCGAAACATCTCGTCAATAGCCACCGGCGTGAAGTCCTCGAAACCGGGCGACACAGCCAGCGCAGACAGCAGCGGATGCGTCCGCTCCAATTCCGCGCCGTTCGACCAATAGAGTTGCAGCGCCATCGGCTGTGCCCGGATCAACGTATCGACGGCCGACAGCTTGCCCATGTTCGCCAGTACGGCCTTTACACGCCAAAGCAGAACCACTTGTGGCACCGGCCGGGGATCAGCCTCGAGCGGCGTTTCGGCCGCATCGTCGATCGCGGCCACGACGAGCTGTCCGGCCGCCAGCCATTCCAGGCGGCCTTCCTCGCCTTCGACTGGCTCCGGCCGACGCCACAGGGCGAACGCCTTGACGACAGGCGAGGCGTCGGCGATCAACGCCACAGCCGCATCATAAGCCACCCAGCGCGGTTCCGATTTCTCGGTCTCTTCGCCGGTTTCAGGGTCGGTGACGATCACCATGCGCGGCAGCAGCGCCCATGCCGGATTGTCGACCATTATCGGCCGGCTAGCGTCGACGAGAACCGGCTGGCCTTCCTCGTCGACTTCCGGCACCTGCCTGGGCTCCCCGTTGTCGGGCTCGCCTTGTCCCACGAGCCCTTGAGCAGCCTCATATTCGGCCACCGGCGGCAAGGCCGCGCGGATCGCGGCATTGCGCCGGAGCGCCGACAGCGCGCCGGCGTAACTGCTAAGAATGGCGTCCTCGACGCAACGCGGCTGCCCAGCCAGCAGGGTCCAGCGGTGGACAAAGCCACCGCTGGTGAAGTCGATGATATCCATAATCGCTCCTTAAGCTGCCGAGCGGACAAGCCGCTGCTCTCCGAACCACTCAATCGTGGTCGCCGCTTTGCCAGTTGCGCGCACGTTAATCCAGCCGCCACCCATAGAAGCGACAGTAATATCCATCGTGCCAGTGGTCTTGTCGGGCAGTGGCGGCGTACCGGAAATCACCGAACAGAACACCGTCGCCGCCGATACACCGATATCGCGGTTCGCGCGCACCTTCAGCAGTGTGGTCAATAATTCCGTGGCCGTCCCGCCCGGCACCGCGGCCGTGACAGACACGATGGCGTCCACCTTGCCGCCTTCCGGCACATAAATCGGATCACCAAGAAAGGTTGGCGTAGCGTCGGAAGTGATCCGACCATTGAAACGGCTGACGTTCGAATCGCTGGCCGCCATCGACCGCCGGGCCCGCAACCGCTCCCGCAGCGCCAACGCTGGCATGATCACGTCGACGCCGTTGCCTGTAACAATCGACACGTTGCCGTCATGCGTGGAAACGCCTTTGTGGTTGTCCGAGCCAGACAAACCGCTGACGAAAGCCGAGAAGTTGCTCGATTTCTCTACCTGAGGCTGACGGAAGAGAATCGTTGCATCGATCGTAGCTCCATTGATATAATTGACCACAAACATGGTGGTACCGTTGACGGAAGTTGCTTCCGCCGTCACGGTCGTTGCCCAGCGAGTGAAGGTGCCAGTCGGGGAAAGGCTTGTCGCTCCGGACGTCCCAATGGTGGTGTTTGACGCATTGAGCCGATCGAACCGAAGGATGGGCGTGATGCCCGTCAACGAACCCGCAGCAAGCTGAAATTCGATACTGCTTATCCACGTCTCGCCAGGATTGATAGCCGTCGCGCTGCCGGTTGAGGCACTTTGAAGGCCCCACGTTATGCCACTGGTCGCGGTCGCCGTTCCATTGATCCTCAGAGCAAAAATGCCGGGGCCGGCGCTCGTAATCGACAGGGAGACACCGTCCTTTATAGCCGGCAGTGCCACAGACCGATCAAACTTGCCGACGCCCGGGCCGCCAATAATCGTGCCCGCGAAGCCTGAGTTGGGAAACTTGTTGATGCTGGTCGTGCTCAGGATCGTGCTTTTGTTGACAAGTCCCTGAAACACGTCCGTACCGCCGACCGATTTGGCGACATAGATCAGATCAGTATCTGGATCATAGCCGATGTCTTGAACATTCGACCCGCCTTGGAGAAGGCATTTTGCACCGGGCTGATGCATGTCCCATTCAGCACGATAAGCCGCTCTGATCTGATCAGGCGATGGCGCACCCAAACCATATCTGGGCAGGGAAATGATGCCTGTGCCGAAGCGCAATTGAATAGTGCCACCATAGTACATGGCTCCAATAAGCAGTTCAGCCGCCAGATTGGTCACGGTTGCCGTCACAGGCACGCTCTGCACGAGGGCACCGTTAACCCACAATTCGAGACGGTTCCCGCGCCGGCATGCAACAGTATAATTCAGTGCTGCCGGGTTAAAAGTCGAAACCGGAGTTTGGGCGGAAACAACGCCATTGACTGGGTCTCGAACCAAGAACGTCATCTGCCCCGGGCCGTTGATGACCAGATAGGTGCCCGTGTTCGATCCGTCCGCAGTGCCTCCTACGTAGTCCGTGAAATGGAATATGCCCTGATTGGCATTTGCTCCGACCGTCCACACGGACATGTAGAAATCGGATGTGCCGAAATTCAGTTGGCCGGCTTGCCCCTTCAAGTAGCTTCCGACGGTCGTCATGTTGTAGCCCGCAAGCTCGGCGCCGACGGCAACAACCGTTCGATTTACCGTACCGACGGCTTCAAGATGGTTGCCCCCAGCAGAATAGTCGGTAGCAACCGCCTTGACGGATATCTCGTCGAAGTAGGTGGTCGTGCCGTCATCCCGCGCCCGCAGCGCAATGACCGTAGATGTTGAAGATGCTCGAAAATAGAACTTCGTTGTTCCTACGCCAGCTACAAATCCGGTGGCGCCAACAGCCACGAAGCCCACTGCTGTACTGACCACGGTCGTGACGCAATACATCTGAAAGAGGACAGTCGTCGGCGTCTGCGCGCGGCCAGCGCGGTTGGTTCCGCTGACCCGCTCCAGCTTCGCTCGTCCCAGGTCCCAAGTCGACGGCGCAAATCCAGTTCCTTGATCGTCAGAGACCCAGGAAGACAGATCAGTATCGAACTTTCCATTCTGCAGCAGCTCGTTCGATTGAAGCGTCGCCACAAGGCGGCTCGATTCCGCGCACGCTAATTTGGCTGCGGAGAACTGCCGTCCGGTATTTCGAAACTCGTCAACGTAATCAACGGCGCTGTTGGTAAGAATGCCACGATGCCGAGACAACAGCGTCAGACCGACCGTCCCTGCCCCGAGAGCAATTCGATCGCCAACCGCCCGAATAACAGACGGCGAAGTGGGCGAACCGTTCATGGTGGCCGGAACGCTCGCACTCGTGAGATTTTGAAGCGGAAACGCGGCGCTCATATAGGTCGGGCAGTCAACGAACCACAAGAACGAGGAGCCTATCGTCGAGGTGACATAAAGGTTGCTATTGCGGTCAAAGGCAACCCTACCAAATGCCGATATCGAGGCAGAATTGATCGCGACGCCATCGGGTCGAATTATGCCGACTCCTCCTGCTGTGGCATAGGCACAGGTTGGATTCCGCATGCCGAATCGATCGGGGTTTGGTCGCATCTGCGGGAAAATGGTCATCGCTACGTGATTGATGGTCCCATTCAAAATAGCGAGTGAAGGATTATCGAACCAAGGCGGCAGTGTGCCAGGAAACCCCTTACCCTGTTCCGCCAAATTACCCTGATAGACACCACAGTTTGGCGTCACAGCATTTCGGAACCACACGGCTTTATCGAGCACCAGATCGATCGCGAATTTTCCGGCGGAACTCATCGCAATTTCAATAATGCCATTTTTCGCGGTGATGGCGGTAATCTGCGGCACCGTGTTAAGGTTAAAAGGCCCCCCGGTCACCTCAGACCATGCCTTCCACACCGGCGCTGCTGGATCGTCGAGGTCATATATCACGAATTGGCGCGCCACACCCAGCGCCGCAATTCCCATTACCTTGGGATGGCGCGCTTTCGAGCCTCGAGTCGTGCCATTTAGCGGTTCCGAGGTCAGGGAGCTGGTGACACTCGCCGTCCACTCTGGAACATCATCAAGGGTCGTGTCGTAAATGTATGAAGCGGTAACGCCGCTATCGAGCGTTATCGCGCGCGCAGCGGCCGAGAGATTGGCGAGGCCCGAAACGGCGGCAGCGGATTGCGCGGAAAGCTGCGCCGCCGTCGCATAGCCGCCGATCAGTAGCGCGTTGGCAGACACGCTGTCCATCGCGGCAGAAGCGGTTGCTGCCGCCGCCTGAGACAGCACACGATCGGCCGCTACCTGCGCCGCATCCGCTACGGGCGTCCCATCAATGAATTTGGTCCAATAAGCGCCTTCCGCCGGCGGCGTCGCGGGTGGCACGAGCTGGAGCGCACGCCACTGACTGCCGTTGTCCCGCAAGACGGTGTCCTTGCGATACGCCACGGACGAAACATATCCGCCGTTGACCGGATAGAGGCCCTTGTCACCTTTGATTGCAGCAATGAGTTGCGGGGCAAGATCAGCCATCGTTATCCTCTTGTCGGGTCATATTCGACGATCACTCGGACGGTTTCGGACGACAGCACTGTGTCGCCGAGCGGATCGTACAGCTCGTAGTCAAAGAACAGCTCGACGGTGGCGCCGGGCGTGGCGGGATTGGGCCAGGTCGCCGTGATACTGGCGGCCTTCTCGATCACCACCCACTTTTGCAGGTCGCCGGTGAGATACACGTCGAGGTCTGAGACCTCAGTGCCATCGGCCTGTCTGATTTTGCCGCGCCCGGCCCATTGGATGCCATCGGCGACATTCACCTGCCCCACGAAAGAGAGGGTGTCGCCAGCCTTGAAGCGGACGTTCTGCATTACATCGACGTCCGGTTGCTTTTCCACGGCCAATAGGCGTTCGGATCGCCGCCGGCCGGAACATTGACCAAGAAGCGACCAGCGGCATCGGTATTGCCAAAGTTGAGATTGTTGGAGGTTATGCCTGTAAGATTGCCACCCCAGAACATCGGACGAACGCTGGCTGACGCCACATAGTAACTGACGTTCGTGAAGGAGATGAACCCGCCCGCGCCGAAGGCCACGGCATCCATTGTGGACTCCGTGACATTGTTGATGATGTTGATGCGATCGAAGTTCAGATCATAAGCGCCGATGAACCGAAACGTCCGCTTCGATCCGTCGGGGTCTGTAACCCAAGCCCCAGGGGCAATGGTGATGTTCCTCTGAACGCCTGGGCCATTGAAGGAAATCTTCGTGCCATTGATCGGAACCGGCGCCTCGGTAATCGTGATATCAGATCCGAGCACAACAGCCACTTGCTTGTATCCCAACGAACGAACGATGACTTCATTGATCGTTTTCAACGGTGTTGCAGCGGTGAGGCCGTCATTTGCATCATTCCCTGACACGTTGACGTAGAGGCCAAGAGAACCGTTATATCGCTGAATGGTCTTGAAAATCGCTTGCTGAAGCTGGTTGACCTTCGTCTCGTCAAGCGCGATGCCTTCGCCCGTGATGACCGTCGCAATTTCCCTCGCCGAAAGAGAGCTGCGATACATCAACTCGTTAAATAGCTGCTGATCCGCGGGACCGCAGGGAAATCCGTTGGCAATTTCCGTGCTAGTTGGTTCTCGACGCTGGGTCGACGGTGCATAGGCCCACGGATTGATGGGTGTTTTCATCTTAATATCCTTCAGCAGGTTGCTTTGGCATCGTCCGGGCAAAGCCAGACACCCCGGCCAGCGGCCGGTGGAACACAGTTGGCCCAGGTGCTGCCGCTTTCGCAGAAGCCGGTGACTTCGTAGGCGTAGTCACCGCCGCAATCGAAGCCGAAGACCTTGGTCTGGCTGTCGGGCGGATCGCACATGCCAGCCCAGCCCGCGCCGAACCCGAAGACCGGCCGTTGGTCCGTCCACAGGCCCAGGGCGAGGCCTGGCGCGATCGGCAGGACGCGGCCGAGGATCTGGTTGCGGGTGATCTCGTCGGTATCGAGCGGGCGCCCAGGCGCCACCACGACGCGGCAACGATCGGCGCTGATGATGAAGGCGCTCAGCCCCCAAACATGGCGCAGCGCCGCCGTCAGGCTATCGCGGTCAAATAAGCCCAACATCTGATAGCGGCGGGCTTTCAGGAAGCCCCGGTAGACCTCCTCATCGCTGATGCAATATTCGCTCAGGCTGCCGCCGTCACAGCCGAGCCAGTTGCCCCCCTCACAGAAGCCGACGATGGAACCGGGAAAGGCATCCGAGCCGCCGCAGTCAAAGCCAAACACCGGATTCGGGACGCAGATGCAGTGGCAGCGCGGAAAACCCAGCCACTTGCCGATGATCGTCAATTGGTCGCCGACGGCCGTATCCAGATCGAAGAACGTCGGAATGCGCGCGGTTGCCTGCGCCGCTGCCTCGACCTCCGCCAGCACCACCCGCATATAGCCGAGCAGTATCCGCGCTTCGCGGTATTCGGTCGGCATGTTCTGGAACTCGCGCGAGACGACATCGCCGACATAGGAGGTGTTGAACTCCGCCGTCAGTTCGACGGTCTCCGATGACATGACCGTGTCGCCGCCGGCGTCATAGACCTGATAGTCGAAATAGAATGTCCGCTCGCCGCTGGGCGCCGGTCGGGGCCAGGTCCCAACCGCCGCCGGCGCAGCCAATACGACGATCTCCGCCGGTTCGACGCCGATCACGGCGCAGTCGAGCGGCCCCAGGACCGCGCCGGCCTCGTCGCGCAGCGTGGCGACGGCACGCCAGAGATAGCCATAGGGCAGATCGATGCTGCGCGAGAACCGGAAGTCCTCGCCATAGGCATATCGCGCCTGGATCATCGGTCAGACCCGAGACAGGACAATGCCATCGGCGCCGATGGTCGCGATCTCATCGAACCCGACCGCATAGGGCAGCGCATGGGAATCGCCCACCGCATCGATCACCTCGGCCCCGACCAGCTCGACGTTGGTGAACAGTCTGGCGATGATCTGGTTCAGCAGCGGAATGGTGATATCGACGCCATTGGCCGGCCGGTCGGCGCTGGCGAAATATGCTGCCAGGCTCTGCGCGATCTGCCCGTTGGAGGGAGGAGAACAGCCGTTACGGTCCACATAGGCCCGGATTTCCAAGCTCAGGCCCAGCATCAATTCGGTTGGCCGCATCAGCCGGAAGGTCTGGCAGAAGCCGTCGACCACGGTTTGTACCGGATGGTTGCCGTGCGAGCTGATGCCCGGCGCCACATAGGCGCGGAAGATCGCCGCCAGAGCGTCGTCATCCCCGCCAAGCGCGGCGATGCAGATCGAGTGCGGATCTTGCCCGTTGGCGTCGACATAGGCCGTGTCGTTCACCCATACCTGTGACCAGATCACTCCAGCGGTATTGCGCACGGCGCGCACCAGGTCGGAGATATCGATGTTGGCTCGGCCGGCATTGAGCATGTCAGCCCGCAGCGTCTCGTCGCCCTCATCGTCGGCGCGCGCCAGGATGCGCAGCTTGGCCAGCATGTCCAGCCGCGCACCTTCGGCCTGGTTCGGGTCGAGGCTCTGATAGGTCGCCTCTGCGATTTCCCACGCCGTCGCGGCGACCGAGGCAAGATGGGCGTTGAGCAGGCCCAGCGGGCTTTCCGGCGTTTGGATCAAGCCAGCGCCAAACACATCGGGCGAGGCGGCACGTGCCTCGAGGTCGTCAAGTATCGCCGCCAGGGGCTTCCTGACGAAGCCGGCGGGTGTCACACCATAGGTGGTCATGGAACCTCAGAGCGGAATGGAGGTGTCGTCGTATTCGGTTTCGATCAGGCAGCGGCGCAGGAAGACGCCACGTCTCAACCGGTCGAAATCGGCCTGCAGTTCGAGAATGCCGGTCACGCCGGGCGTATCGAGAAGGGCTTTCTTGGCCATGGCCTCGGCGATGACAACAGCACGGGGCTGCTGGCCCAAAACCATGCCGAGCCAGTCGACACCGACATTGGTGTCAAGGAAATATTCGCCTTTGTAGAACATCAGCCGCTGGCGGGCGTGCTGAGCCACGGCTTGCGCATCATGCACCATGGCGAGATTGCCGGAAGCATCAAGGCCGATGTCGTTGTGCGGGATCATGGCGATGCCGATGCGTTGCATGTCACGACGCTTTCATGGCTTGCGCCCGCTGGAGGAGCAGATTGGCCTTTTCGATATCGGGCGGATCCATCGGCACGCCGCCGTGCTTGTGGTCCTTATAGGCCTTTAGGAAATCGACGAAGATTGACAGGAACGTATCGCCCCCCTTCTTGATGTCGAACGAGCCATCATCCTTCATCTGGAAACCCGATTGCCCGTCGTCGGTACCAATGTGCAGGCGATCACCGGGCAGGTTCGCCATCTCTTTCGACTTGGTGGTCGAGGTCGGCACCGCATAGGCATCGGACAGATCGGACATGCGGCCAGGATGACGATCGACATCGCTGCCATCATCCCAGGCCGCATCCATGGAGCGGCCGGCGAAATGCAGCATCACCTCGTCGCCGGCCTTCAACGGCTTATGCAGAACAAGGCCGCCGGCGCGGGGCACCTGCACGGGCACTTCCTGCAATTCCGGCGCCCGCAGTTTTACGCCGTCAAAACTTTGCGTCAGCAACGGCTGAATGGTCGCCTTCTGCCGCTTGGCGTCATAAGCGACGACCTTGCCCAGCATCGGACCATTGTGTTCGCGCCGCTCCGCTTCGATCATCGCGCCGAGGCTTTCATGCTCGTCGAAGCGCGTGCCGGTTCCCTGATAGCCTGCCATTACTTGACCACCTTGCCGCCTTGCACCCGGTTGCCCTCGATCTCCATGTAAAACTCCTCGCCCCGGGTCGAGCCGGTGAAAGTCACCGCGTTAACGCGGAATTCGCCACCGCCGGCATCGGACTGGCGCTTGTCTCGACCAGACGACAGGTCGAGGAAATTGCTTTCCACCTTGATCATGAAACCCGGCACCACGTCGGGCTCGATCAAGGCTTTCACCTTGACGCCCTTATCGGTCTCCTGCGGCACGCCGATCATGCCGGTCTCCTTCGAGATCACGGCGCATTGGCCAAGGTGCTCGTTGTTCTTGACGATGTTCAGCTTGCCCCGGTCGATGTTCCAATACAGCTTCTGCTCGCGGCCGACGCCGTCGAGCGCGCGGAAGGCCCAGCCATAGACGGAGACCGGCCGCTTATAGGCCGGCAGATCGTCAAGCCCCTTGGTCTTGCCCAGTTCGACGCCGGGCATCTGCTTGACCACGTGCTGGATGACCTCCTTGGGCTTGGTACCCTTGGGAAAGGTCTTCGACACAGCGCCCTTGTTGACGCCCTTGTCGCCGTCGCCGAAAGAGATCTGCGAGGAAATGTCGGGCGAGGATTTGTCGTGCTCGACATCGCGAATATCGGCCTCCACCAGAACGGCCATGCCGCCGTCCTCATAGCCGACTTCGAGGGTCAGCTTCTTGAATTCCTCGCCCAGCTTCTCGCGGTTCGACTTGGTCAGATTCCAGATCGTCACCGTGCCGCTATTCTGCTTTGAGCCTAAGGTTTTCTTGACGCTGAAATCGATCTTGAAACCATCCTCCGGCGCCTGCGAACCTTCGAACACGGCGCCGCCACCGGCGCCTGAGATAGTCAGGCGCACCTTGCGTTTCCATTTGAGCATGAGACCCCGCGTGAGTCGAAAAGGCGGGCAAGATTCCCTAGCAGATCGCTGCAAGGACCTCGGTGTCATCCCCGACAGCCGCGTAGCGGCTGAGCGGGGATCCAGGGGCGAGCGGTAGAACGCCATTTGGAATATGGGAAGGCGATGCGCAGCAGCATCTAGCGCAACGCTTTACTACTCGCCCCTGGGTTCCCGCTCGCGCCTCCGGCGCGTCGGGAATAACACGGAAGACCGTTCAACAGTCTGCCAGCCGACCGCTACGCCATCGAAATTAAACGGAAGGTGCCCGAGGGCAGATCCGCCCGGCCGGGATTGCCGCCCCGGCCCGCCCACTCGACCAGCACCAGCCGGCCGATGCCGAGATTGAAGCCGGCCACCAGATCGGTGCCCGGCACCAGGCGCAGGCCAGCGACGCGGGTTTCATCGTCGATCTCGACATCGAGTGACCAGCGGCCGAGCCAGTCATTCCAGTTCAGCGACAATGCCACGTCGACGCCATTGAGAAAGGTTTTCAGACGTTGGTAAGGAACATCGATGACGGGAAGCTCATAAATCTTCATACTAGCGTCCCTCCCGTCGCGAGCTGAATCTGCCGTTGCGGCGGCAAGGGAACTTCCATGGCCTGTACCTGGCCACGCTGTGTCTTACCTTGGCCCCGCTGATCGCTCCCTGGACCGTTGCTTCGTGTCCGTTGCGAGGAAACGCGGATCACTTCCTTCAGGGAACAGGTGAACTTGAGCACTTGCCCCGTGGTCGGCTCGCGCTCAGGCGCCAGCTTTTCGATCAGCATATTGTCGAGAACGGTGAAGCCGGTGACGACGGAAAACGGCTCGGCCTCTTTCATCACGGCGAAAAGAGCTTCATAGGTGCCCATCACGTCGAGGCTGACACATTCCAGACTCGCCGAAGTCGGCGTTCGCCAGGCATGATCGGCGATTTTGGCGCCACTCTCGACCGGATGTTCCGGCACTTCCATGGCCGCCTCGATGCTCTCCTTCAACACGACATCGACCACGACGCCGCCAATGTCACGCAAGATGACGCAAGGCATGGGAATCCTCTTGATAGCCGTTCGGGTGTTTCGACTGTAGCGGGAAGAAAAACAACTATGCGGAAACGCTTGAACTTTAGTGTCCAAGATATCAATAGCCGGTTGAGCGAGGGGAAGTATTGCCCTGCACATCGCGTTCGCGACAAGCCGACACATCACATCTAACGACGACCTGTCTCTCCCGATCCTCGCGATGAAACACCAAAGTAGGGTGTCCTAACTTCGACTTGAAATCGATCATCCAGAAAGAACGTGGAAATCGTCAGGCCAGACGGCTTGGGCGGTAGCACCTCTTTATTGAACATAGCCAAGAGATAGTTTGTAAGTGGAGAAACGTCGCCCCCTCCCGCAGCCACCCCAATCAATGCCATGATCGCTTTCAATGGAAATCTTGCATCCCCAGGCTTTCCTAAACTCATTCCCTTATCATGGAAAAATTGTATCATAGCCCCCGCAACTTTTCCCTCCGGGGACACTTCAAATTCCCAAGAAATCAGATATTTACCCGGCCCAAGCCCGGAGAACTTGCAGTCTTGCCCCGCATGGGCAAGTCCTGGCTCACAACGCTTCAACGTCAGCTCATCGTCAGTTAGTTCCTTGACGATCCTTTTCGCTTGGTCAAGCGTCCACCCAAAGTCATCTCGTGCTTCGGCCATGCCGATCCAGCACGTGACAATTGTTCCAACCACCAGCCCCATTACTGTTCGCATGTCGTCCCCCTTACGAGAAAGAACATAACGCGAACTAATAAAAACGAAAGGTTTTTTTCTCCGCTGCAACGGGATCGGGACAATCATCGCTCAGACAATTCATCCCGGCCCATACGCAGTCTGCCCATTTGAACCTTTGCCCATGGCTACCGCCTCCAAGACCGCCTTCTTGACCATGATGGCCACGTCTTCTTTCGTAAAACCGGTCACATGAATCGGGATCGTAAAAGTACGCTGGTCATTTCCGAAATCGCTATTGGTAACTTCGGCCTTCTTGCCACTCGTATCCTGACTAACTCCCCTGATGTCGGGCCTGACGCTCTGCAAGTTGTCGGCGGCGGTGGCCAGACGCGGGAGAGCCTCTTCAATCTTTTTCTGAATATTCGCGCGCGATTCAGGACTGCGAAGTGAAGCATAGTTTCTTTTCAGCTCCGCAATATATCCCGCCAAACCAACAACTGATTTGGCCTGTTCTGCTCCAACTTCGGAATCACCAATTTTCTTTGCCGCTTCGACGGTCGCGGTATAGTCTGAACCGAGCTCATTGACCTGCTCCAGTCGCTTTTGCTTGTTCCGGCGAACTTCTTCCTCGGCCCGCAACTCTTCAGGAGTTTTTCGAACTAGGCCGAGAGTTTTGGCCAGAGCGGTCACCTTGTCCAAAACGAAGTTGAGCGGTGGCAGTAGAGTATCAGCGACCGTCATCTCCAATCGCTCCCAAGTATCGGCGAACAGAGCCAGTTTTTGCTGCAACTGTGTTGCGGCCTGCCTAACACGTTCTGCTTGCGCCTCATCCTCCGGGGTCCGCAGTTGACGGCGAGCTACACCTTCTTTCTTCGCATTCTCCCAAGCGGCAGCGCCTCCGCCCTTCTCCATAATTCCAAGTGTTTCATCGCCGAACTTTGTGCGTACAAGACCTAAAAGTTGATCTCGCTCACCGGCGAGCTTCTGACGTTCCTCTCCTGATTGAGTCTGCCGCGAAGCTTCTTGGTTTTTGGCAAGACGATCGGCCAGAGCAGAAAGCGTCTCCGTCATTACCTCAGCAGTATCTCGCCGTCGATTTCCTTCCCGTGGGTTGATACCCAAATTCAAGAGAAAATCAGGCGTCTGTCCTTTATCGAGGCTGTCATTCAGTTCCTTCGAGAAACTCCCAAACTGCTTCTCGGCATCGGCCGCCGTCAGCCCCATCGACTCATACGTGCGAGACAGAGCATCGAGCTGGGCAGCGCTTGTGCCCTTGCCTTGAGCGCTGATCTGCAACCGACTGCGCAGGGTCGCCGCTTCGGTTCCCGCTTGCGTAAGCTCGGTCACGAGTTGCGTCACCGCCGCAACGCCAGGACCAAATCTTTGGACGATCTGCCCCGCAATATTGCCAATTCCAGCCCAAGAGGCGGATGCAGATTTGATCGTAGTAATATCGTTTCGGACGCGCCCGGCGAAGCCAGTGATTGCCGAAACATCAAACTTGTCTAGCGCCGAGCCAATTTTCTGAAGTTTTTGGCTCAATCCGGCAAAGCCGGAATCCGATCCACCTGACCCCGACGCCCCCGAAAGGCCCTTCGCAAGATTCGCAACCGACTTTAACGCATCTTCAAATTGCCTGAGCTCGCCCAAGCCCTGAACTTTGAAACCGACATTGGCGACGAGTTCTTCAACGACCACCTGCCGCTCCTATTTCCTTACCGCTTATCACGGAGCAGTTGCCGCAACTGGCTTCGCACGCGCTGAGCCTCGATCTTCTCCGCCAAGGCATCGGCAATCTCCGGCACCTGCCGCAAGGCCTGCCCCAATTGCCCCGCCTTGGCGTGGCGGCCGGCCTCCGCCAAAGCCCGACGGGCGCGCGCGCAAGGTTCGCACGTCATCAAGTCATCCCTTTCGCTGCGCCCGATCCATCGCTCGGGCGGACAGGGCATTGCGGAGATCGAGGATTTCATTGGCGTCGAGCATTTCGCTCAACGTCAATGTCCGCACGTCCGCCACGCTATAGAGCGGCGGATCGGCCATGATCGGCCGCCAGGCCATGATGCGATGGGCGGCGTTGGGAGCGATCCGGCGCGCTTCATCGGCCGTCAGGAGGCTTTCCCCACCTGCTGAAGCACTTTGTTGAGCGCGCCGGCGGCGAAAAAACGGGAGAACTGTACCTCCGCCGCAAAAGCACTCACGGCGATGATCTCGTCCAAGGTCGCCGGCTTCACGCCCACCACCACCGGCTCGCCATCAACCCGGCAATCGGCCAGCAGACGCTCCATGATTTGCCGGATCGCCGGGGTGTTACGATTGCGGATCGCCAGCGAGAAGGCGCGCACGAAGGCCGCCTCTCCCTCCGGCGCGGAGGCCTTGTCGTTCTTCACCATAGATTCGATGATATCGGCGAAGGGCACCAGAATTTCGACGGCCAGATCGGCCAGATCGAACGCATCCCAGCCGCAGATCTCGTCGAACTTGTAGACGTGCTTCCCAATCCGCTTCTCAGCCATCAGCCCCTCACCACGTCAACACTGCCCGGTTCCCAGCAGGGGCAGAACAGCACCCATTCGCGCTCGCTCGCGTTCTTACCCTTCTGCGGCATGCCTTCCTGCATGACGAGGGCCTGGGTGCAGCCGCCGCTTTCGCCGTTCGACATGTCGACGAAGCCGACAGGAAAGGTCAGAGCCGTCAGGCCGCCAGCGCGCATGCGTGCCACTTTGTTCTGCAGGAACTGGTTCATCGGGCTGGTCTGCAGCAGCTTTAGGGTGAGCTTGGCGCTGCGATCGGCCGAGATCGACAGCACCGAGGCGCCATCGGCGCCAATCTGCGGCGTGCCGAGATCGGTGTTGCGCTCGATGTTGATGACATCGTCGCCATCGCCAAAGCCGGTGACGCGCGCGCCATCGATATGCAGCGCCACATTGTCCATACTATACGTGCCAAACGGCGCGCTATCCTGGGCCATGGCCTTTTCTCCTCAAACTTTCATTGGACTTGGGCTTGTCACCCTCCGTGTCATTCCCGATGCGCCGTAGGCGCGAGCGGGAATCCAGGAGCGAGCGGTAAAATCTTACGCAACGACGGCTAGCCAAAGTTTCGATAGGCATTTAACCGCTCGCTCCTGGATCCCCGCTCAGCCGCGCCGCGGCTGTCGGGGATGACACCAAGAATTCTCGACAGCCTGTTAGAACTGCATGGTCATGGTGACGGATGCGAAATGAACCGCGCCGGCATAGCGGAAGCGCACCTTGATGTCGGGTGCGATGCGATTGCGCCGCTGCGCCACGGGGATCGACAGAACGTCGTCCACTTCGGTTTCGAAGGCCGGCACCAGATCGCCCGACACGGGATCGACCGTGTCGGCGATGATGCCGGCGGCGAAAGCGCGGCGCAGCGGCGGCTCCACGCCCCCCGAGATCAGATAGCCGACGCCCGTATTGGTCATCGGCACGCGCGGCGCATTGGCGAGGAGCGACAGAACGCTCTCCTGCATGCGCGCCCGCATCCAGTCGGTGGCGTGGATTTCGTCGATGAAGGCGCGGCTTGGCACCGTGCCTTCGAGCAGCATGTCGAGGCCGCCGATGTTGACATAGCAATTGGCGGCATGGCCCGCGTCGCCCTGCACGCCAAGCGAGGGCACGAAGCCGGTGATCGCCTGCACCACGGCGGAGGATTTGTTGAGCGCGACGACGCCGGGCAGGTTCTTGAACTTCAGCGTATAGGCCTGGCCGCTATCGATGCGACCGCGCCGCGCCAGCGCATAGTTCGAGCGGCCGAGATTGCGCCCGGCGGCATAGCCCCAGGCGGCGGCGGCCAGATAGCTGTCGGGATCGGTGTGGTAGAACACCGGCGAGCGATCATAGCTCTTGCTCTCGCAATATTCGGCGATGGAGCCGCCGAATTTCGGCGCCGTGGCCGTGTGGGTGCCGCTCTGGGTGCCCGTGGTGGCGATGGCGATGCCGCCGGCGGTGGCCGCAACGGAAAGGCTATTGCTGGTCGGGGCCGGCGTGGCGGCGACATAATAGGTGGTGCCAGCGGTGATGCCGGTTGGCAGCGCGCCGGTGGTGGTGAAGCGCACCGGGTCGCCGGCGGCAAGGCCGTGAGCATTCCAGGTGACGACGCCGGGCGACGCAATGGTTATCGTCACGGTCGCGCTGGCATCCGCCACGGCGGTCGGCGTTTCGGTGTCGGGATCGTTGGAATCGAGGCCGAAGATGACATTGCGGCTCTCGGCCCAATCGGCGAGCGCGCGCTGGTTCGCCGTATCGTTCAGCGCCTTCAAATGCAGGCCCCAGTACCAGTCAGGATCGGCGGCGTAGAGCGTGTCGAGCTCGATGGCGAAGGTGCCAGCCGGATTGAAATAGCCGAATTTCAACGCCGGCGGGCGCACCCGCGCCTGGAAGAAGCGCTGCGCCGCCTTGTATTCCTCGGTGGTCGCCAGCCAATCGACGGCAACCTCCTCGATCGCCGCATAGAGCTTGGTGCGGCGGGTGGCGTCGAGCTGGCCGGAGATGGAGGTCGGCGTCAGCAGCAGCGCCGTGGAAAAGCCCTGCGCCGAGGCAAAGCGATCTTCCCGCGTCACCGTCACATCGACGACGCGGCTATAGGGAATGCGAGCCATAGGCTAATCCTTCTGGTAGGTGAATGGTGCTGTGCGCAGCGAAGAGCCGGCGGCTTCGAGGCCGACATTGCCGCTTTCGATCACGTCGATGGCATTGGCCTCACCGGTGAGGCCGGCGAGTTCGACCTCGAAATGGGCCCGGCCTTCCCACGCCTGGCCGATGAGCTGCGGCTGGTAATCGATATTGCCAACCGTGCGCGGCAGGATGCCGCCAAGGTCCGTCGAGGCGCGGCAGGAGAGGAACGCGCTGCGCAGAACCTGCGCATAATCGACGGCCTTGGCGGCAAAGACATCGATCCTGACCTTGGCCAAGACCGATCGGATGCGCCGCTCGGTGACCACCGACTGCGCTTGCAACGCCGGATCAGTTGCCTCGCGCGAGCGGGACAGGATCACCGCCTCGCCATAAGTGACATGATCGGCCTCGTTATTGTCGATGAGGCCGAGCGACGTCACCAGCGCATAGGGACCATCGGGGCGTGGCGCACTCTGATAGGCCAGAGCAATGCCGACGAGCGGCTGATAGAGCGGATCGATGAAACGGCGCTCGTCATTGATGGCGATCAGATAGGCTTCAACGGCTTCCGATACGTCGGCCTCGGTCATCGATCTTTTCTCCGATGGCGCGGGTGAAGCCGCCCTCGTGGCGCGGCAGGCTCTGAATGATGCGGTAGCGATCGCCCTGTTCGGTGATCACGATGTCGGCGGCGCGGGCGCTGCCGTCGTCGCTGGTGCGCAACTCGGCCTCGCTCCAGATGACGCGGTAGATTTCGGCGCGCTCGCCCTCCGGCAGTTGCGACAAGTCTTTGTCGTTGGTGCTTTGCAGGACGGCCCGAATCGGCTCGCGCAGCGGGATGCCCTCGGTCCAGCGTCCCCCTTGCCAGGAGCCGTCGATCCGCTCGCGCGTCGCCGGCCGGGCATAGAAGCGTAGCGCCAGGGCCGAGAGAGCGGTGGCGCTCATGGCTCTCCTCCCGGCTCGATCTGCCAAGTGACGGCCGCGGCGATGGCCGAAGCGTCGGATACCTTCTCGGCGGTGATCTGATCCCGGATTATCTGCTGCGCCGCGGCGCCCAGCTTGGGGAGCGCGTCGGCCAGCGTCGTATCACCCGCCAGGATGGCCCTGCCCTGCATCTGCATGCGCGCTTTCAGAGCCGGGCGGCCATCGAACATCGCCTTGCTGATGAAAGGCCGTGGCGGATTGTCGGCGCCCGTGCCCTCATGCAGGCGCTGAGCCGCCGCCATCACTGCGGGCGGCGCATCGATGAGGCCCACTTTGACGGTCAAAGAGCCTTCCAGCGCCGCTCGCAGCCGCTTCAGCGCCTTGTCGGCATCGCCACGGCGCTGAATCTTGGTGGTGATCGAAATCATGCGACCAGCACCGCCGGCTGCGAGCGGCGCAGCAGTTCGAGATAATAGCGGCCATAGACGGTCGCTTCGAAGCCGCTGCCGGCGACGGCTGCGGACCCCAGGGTCGCGGTGCCATGCGCATCGGCGAATTTCACCTTGGTGTCGCCAACTTCAACCGTCTCCACTGGCCCCGAGACGTTCATCGTCTCATCGCCGATGGGAACGGTATGACCGCTCTCTCCCAAGCCGCCATCATGCCCTTCCAGCGCCAACCGATGCGCCGCATAGGCCAACAGTGCCGACTTCTGATCAGCGACAATCCAACGATCGTCTACAGCCGAACGAGCATCATCCAGCACCAGCGTAACCAGACCCAAGTCGACGCTAGCAAAAGCCGGATAACGCACCGCCAGATCAGCAGCGGTCACAGTGGGCAACGACATGAAGGGACTCCTGCAATAATACCACCCGGAAGACCGCGTTTCGCATTGTCACGCCCTCGCCACCTGTGCTTGAGTGGAAAGGGGACGAAATTTCTTGTTGGGGGGATAAGGTGACGGATAGCACTGAAGTGGCCGACGCGTCGGTCAAGCCGAGAACATGGGCTTTGATCGTCTGGGGCCTGTATCTCGCCTCTTATGTAACGTTTTTTCTGACCTATCTGGTTGGACTGGTCATCGCCTATATGAAGCGCGGCGATTTGGCGGGCACACCGTTTGAATCGCACATGCGGTCCGCAATCAGCACATTTTGGATCAGCCTCGGCGTTGCCATCGTCGGCGTCATCACCGCACTCGCTCTGATTGGCTATGTCATCCTGTTCCTGCTGGCGCTTTGGCACTTGTATCGCGTCATCCGCGGATTGGTACGCGCCGCCGACGGCAAACCCTACTAAGAACTGGGGCTATCTCTGCGACTCCGCGGACGGTTATCGTTCGTCACGGCACCCAATGTCTGAGTCTCAAACTGAAACCAGCCTGTCGCCTTGGCAACCTTGAGCTCCACCGCCGACAGCGCGATTTCTCGCCGTTCGCCCGGCTCCAGCAACACCAACTCATCCCGCGCGTAAAACCCGCGCGGGCCATTCTGCAGGTTCGTCACAAGCATGGTACGCCCTCAAATGCCGTCGAGGTAGCGTACAGATTTCGGCCGGCGAATATCGACGCCGCCCAGGCGGAAAATGCCTGGCACTTCGAACAGCATCGGTCCCGCCTGCCAGGCTGGCAGAAAGCGGAACGGCATGGGCATGTGCAACTTCACCACTTCGGGTGAACGGCGATAGGCGACCATGCGCTTGGTGCTGCCGGCACCCGCCGTATCGAGGAAACTAAACATGCCGCGCACGGTGAGCGGTTGGCCGGTCGAGCGCGTATAGATATTATTGCGCTCGATCCAGTCGAGAATGGTCGTCGGACTCACCGTGTCAAGCCGGCGCGTCGAAAGATCGAGCAGAACTGTATAGGGCAGAAGCAGCGTATCAGCCATGTCTCGGCCCAGCGTGCCGCTGGCAATGCCCGTAAGCTGGGCATTGATATCGCGCAGAATCTTATCCGGATCCTTGGATGTAAAGGTCGTCGCCGAACCCGTACCATCAGCCGGCGCCGTGGTCGCCGTCGGTGTCGTCGCGTTAACGAGGCCGGTGAACCCCTTGGCCGTATCGCCGGCGAAAGCCACCTGTTCGATCTTCTCCTCCGCGACACGACGAGCGAGATTGGCCTTGTCGGCGGAGAGGCTCATGCCCAGCAGTTGCGCCTTGCCTAGTTCGTCGAGATCATAGCGATAGCCGATGGCGGCCATGGCCACTGTGGTCTCCAATTTCTCGCGCGTCAGTTCCACATGCGCGACGTCCTGCGCCTTGCCGGAAAACCAATCCGCCTTGCCGACACCGTCCATGGAGAAATAGGTGACGGAACTGATCCACTCCGGCGCGGAGATGTCGACGGGGATCAAGGCCGGATATTGGATATCCTGATAACGCGTTTCATAGATGGTCGGCTCGATCAGCGCGGCCTGCGTCACAAGAAAGGCCAGCGCCTTTTGCGGCGCATCGAGAATATGCATGGTCATGAATGGTCCTTTCGAGGAGGCTTAGGCGAGGCGAAGCTTGGCCAGGCCGGCGCCAGCGACCGATGAATCCCAGCTCGCATTGGCAATCTGCGTATTGGACGAAGCGACATTGGTGAGCACGCCCGTCGCCGGCACGAAATAGACCGGATCGTTCACCGCCACAGCGACCGAGGCTTGCACCCAGATGACGCCCTTCTTCATAACCGCGACGGTTGCATTCTGGGCGTAAAAATCGCCCGGCTGTGCCGGATCGAGCACGGCAATGCCGACGAACTTCTTGGCCGCCTCGGCATCGGTCACCGTATTGTCTTGGTCGCCCTGGACGCAGACCTTGCCGAAGCCAATGCCTTCCGCATCCTCGGCGATCTTCGAGACAATCACCGTCGGCTCCGAGTTGGCAATCAAGCCTTCGACGGCAGCGGCGTGAGTGGCGGAATAGGTGGTTTGAACTGCGGGCATCAAGCCGCTCCCTTCTGCGACGGCGCCTTCCAGGCGCTCTGAACAAAATCGACCATGCCGCGATGGGCCTTGCCGACAGTGGAGACATCACCCTGGATGCCATTGGAAATAACGGGACGCACCGGATCACCAGTTCGTTCGCTGATGAGATCGAAGCGCGCTTCGATATAGTCGTCGGAACGATCGACCAACGCGCCATCGCCCAGCACATGCGCCACGACGGCACGGCGAATACCGGGAGCATCGAGGCCGCGAACATCGAGATCCGTAACAATGGACTTGGCACGATGGATCAGTTCGGCCCGCTCGGCCACAAGCTCATCCATACGCAATGGATCGAATTCGACGTTTCGCAGCTTTTCAAGTTCGGCATCGCGCGCCGCCAAAACCTTGTCATGCGCTCGCCTTTGCAGACCCAACGCGCTTCGTGCCTCCATGAGTTCCTCCTGGAGAGCCGTCACGGCAACAGCTGCCACCTCAGGCAAATCGAAGACGATACCGTCGAGAACCACCTTCTGCAATTTCATCTGATCCTCTTGTCTTGCATCCCTGTCGCCGAATCGGCAGATCGCACCCGCTCTGCCCGCAGCAACGATGGCGAGATGATTGCCGCGAATATTGCTTTGAATGGCGTCGTAAACCTCGCCCTGAGGCGTGGCACCCGCTTCGAACCTCAGATCGCAGGAATAACCGCAGGAGAGCTCGCGCTTGCCGCCTCGCACAGCAGCAATCGCCCCTTGATCCATGAGAATCATCGGCACGCGGATGAAGCCACCGTCCCGCGCCACCTGATCCCCGGTCATCCCCACCGCATGACGCTTCCAATTCGATGCCGACACCGGCTCGACCGGATGATCATCGGTGACCGGACGATGCGCGAAAGACGCCATGGCGGCGGCGGAAAACACTTCATCTTCTGGGCGCCAAACACGCACCCGCTCGAGCGCCGGGCGCCCTACCTCGTGACCGGCATAAACCTGAATCCCGGCGCGCGCGATCCTGGCGTCGCCGACCAGATAGCCGTCCGCCGTCTCCCGCACGTCGTCGAGCGGGACTCTGTCTGTCAGATGCATGATGCGAAAATCCTACGAACTAGCTTCCAATGGCCTCTGCATTGGCGAATGCAGCTTCGATGCCTGGAAAAATGCCGTCTTCGACCAACCGATTGCGTAAGCCCTGCGCCAAAACGTCAGATGGAACGAGTCCGCTTTCCTTCAATCTCGTTACGGTCTCGCTCAACTTCAACGCGATATCCGCCTTCTCGATCGCGCTCAGCTGCCAGAGCGGTGCAAACTCATAATAGATATCGGTGGGACGCGAGCCGAGCGCTGAGCGAATGAGGCACTGGTCGATGCGTTCAAGACGCGGCGCCAAATCAACCCGCTGATGAGCTGCAATACGGTCGTAATAATTGCGGATATCACCATCGCCGGTCGCGTTGAGGCCTGCGGGCGCCTGACCAACAAGACGCGTCACAGGAATATCGGCGGCTCCGGCGGCCACTTGCAGAAACTGGCGCAGTAATTCCGGAAACTGGGTAAAATCGATCTGCCGCTGTTGCCATTGTTCGGCCACCGCCTCGTCGCCACCTTGCAGCAAGAGAACATTGTGAAGGCTTTTCAGAAGATTGGCATTGAAAAAACGCGCGCCCAAACGGTTCGTGCCGTCCTCCGTCGCCAAGGTGTTCTGCAGGTTCGGCACGCTGACGATATCGATCTTCAATTCCGGCAGGAGCGCTGCCACATGTTGCTGCGATGAGGCGGCATTGGCCACGGCATCATAAACGATCTGCAGTATCGGATCGCCCCAGCCTTGCGACCCTATCGTTTCAGTTATGAAAAGAGGATCCGGAAGTGGCGATCCGACGAAACGTACCATACGCGAAGGGTGGACGCGCACGGCCTGACCACGGCCATCAAACAATTCATAATATAAAGGCTCGCCAAGATGGCTCGACAGCGGGTCCCGATCGATCTCTCCAGAACGCGTTTGAAACGGCGTCAGCACATGTAGATAAGTAAGCCCGCCCACGCTCAAACGTTCAACATCGAGTGGCTGACCGACATCGCTATTGCGCGTGCCGAGATAGATGGCGGAACCTCCATAAAGTCTTGCCAATTGCAGAGCGCGGGTGCATTTTTCGCGCAGATTGAGCCGCTGCTCCTCCCGCTCGATCCGATCGATCTCACTTTGCGCGGCTTGCCACAATCGCCATTCCCGCGTCGCATCAAAGGCAACGACATCGACGATTTTACGCGACAACCAATCGCAGCGATACATGGCGTCGAGTTCGTCGCGGCCCAATAGCTTGAGACCAAACGCCTGCGCAGCCGATTTATCCTTACCCGTGCCGAGCCCGGTGACCAGATTGCTGAGACGATCAAAGAGAAACATCGATCAGACCACCTCCAGCATGCCGTAAAAATCCGGCTCCACAAACGTCAACATCAACGCATCCGCGTGATCGGGGCTTGCAATGCCCCTTTGGCGGAGCGCCGGCTTGCCTTCGATTACAATGCGTCCCCTGTCGTTACGCTCCCACTTCACCAGAGAGAGTTGCAGACAAAGGGCATCTGATTCCACATCGCCACTTGGCAGAGCCAAGAGATCGGCAAGCGCGTGCGCTCTGCCTTTTCCATTCCGAAGAAACATCACATGTTCATGGGTGCGCTGCAAAGCGGTACGACACAGCCACCAGATTTCGGCCTTCAGATTGCCGAATATATCGCTCGACATGCGCCCATCCGGCCAACGTCGGCTCGAAGGGCTAGCGCCCGTATTGATGGGGGAGACGGTAAGCCGGCTCCAAACGTCTTGTTTCATCAAAGTCGATGCGACGCCCGCCCCGACGCCAGGAGCGTCGAAAGCCAAACAACGTGCATCGGCTTGCCGAGCGATATCGAGTGCCCATAAGGCCGTGTCAGTCGTATCCGGCTGACTTCGCGAAACAGGTGGATCGACGAATGATCCACGCCGTGTCACCGCCACCGACTTCGCTTTGCCTGCCCCAACATCGAGCCCTACGACGGCTTCTGCCCCGGCCAATCTTGGCTCCATTCGCAGGAGCTGCTTGGCGCTCTCGACCCAAGCCGCGGGAATGCACGCCCCCTCCAATGAGGCCGCATAATCGATGTCGTATTCGCTAGCCCACGCGGCGGGATCGGCAAAACTTGCTTGCTTTGCCTGCGCCCAACTCTCTGACTTGCGAGGATCGTCGCGCCAATGCAGGCGTGCAATCTGATGTTGTTTCAAGATCGAATGGCGCTTGCGGGCAAATAGATTGCCCATGCCATTAACCGACGAAACCCAGATCACACAATCGCTATTGCCGGATAGCGCTCGCTCGACCGCATCGGCGTGAGGGACAAAGGCCGCCTCATCGAGAAAATAGACTGAGGAGCTTCCACCGCGCCCCATGTCTTCTCCACCCTCGCCACAGATCAAAGCGCCATTGGCCGGATTGACCAACCGCATGAATGTATCATGCCGAACATAGTTGAAACCCTCTGGCAGCATGGCGCGCGGTAAGCGGCGCAGCATCAGGCGTATCTTGGCGAAAATGCTATCTGGATTGTCCCGCCGGTCGACATAATCGACCTTGCGTGATCCAAATGTTGCCTTGAAGCCGGGTTCGAATAGCCATTGATGCAAGGCGACGCCGGCGCATAGATAAGTCGCACCGACATCGCGGCTCTTCTCAACAAGGCCTTCCTCTCCCATCTGGATGCGCGCTAGCATCCAGACAACAATTTCGCGTTGCTTTGGCCAGAGTTTTAGGCGCACATAGGCGCCGTCACGACTCCCAATTAATCGAGGATCGTAGGTCCAAATCCAATGATCGAACCAATGCAGAATATTGGTTCGACAAATATCTATCTCTGTCTGCCAACCATTCCGCTGCTTCTCGGTTAGTCTACGCGCCCTCTCCGCTTTCACCGCGGTCATCAAAACCGTCGAGGAGGGTAACGCCATCTTCAGAGCCCTGGACGAGCGACCCAAAGAGCTGCTCGAGCGCCGCGAACTGTTCCTCCGTCGCATGGCTCAAATCCAGAGTTTGGATCGGCTCGTCACCGGCTTCTGAGGGCCGCAGCGATGCCAACTTGGGGTGCACATAAGGTGCAACATCCTTGGCAAGCGATGCTGCGGCATCCCAGTTGCCACCGGCAGCCTGTTCGCGCAT